TACAAAACGAACCCTACGAAGCCTACCAGCAGTTCATTCCCAACCCGGAGGAAGAACCCGACAAGCACCTCGTCAAGTTCGGTTGGTTCGGTGGGGCGCAGCATGGAGAGGACATGGAACTGCTCCGGGAAGGGATGCAGAAACTACGCTGGGATGCAAACCTTGACGGCAAGTACAGGCTATACCTTGGAGGATGGAATGACAACAACCCCGTGTACGAGGGCTACGAAAAGATAATCAGCGACCAAGGGAACAACCCGAACTACGGACGCATTCAGGCTGCTGACATCTACTCCTACGTCGGGGGCTACAACTTCGTGAACGTAACCCTTGCACCGCTTCGGGACACCAAGTTCAACAAACTCAAGTCCGAGTTGAAGGTGGTCGAGGCAGGGTGGATGAATAAGGCGATCATCGCATCCGAAACCATACCCTACACCGATGTCATCCGACACGGAGAGAACGGGTTTCTCGTGCCTTACAACAAACCCAAGGACTGGTACAAGTACATCAAGCAGTTGATCCTTGACCCCGACCTTCGCAAAGGCTTGGCTGACAACCTAACGAGGGACATCAAGAAGCAGTTCAACGTGGCCGAAACCGCCAAGAAGCGAGCCGAACTATACAGGCAGATTGGGCGCAAATTGTGAAATTCGGGGGCATCGCACATTTACAAGCAGATGCTTTACCTGAACCCCAACACGACCAACACCCTGACGGTTACTTGGACCGAGCGTTCCAGCACGGGGGACCGCTACATCTTGCGTTTGACCAGCATCGCAAAGAACACGACGACGGACTACACCCTGCTGAAATCCGCAAACCTTTCTTCCTACACCAACCGCTATGACCAATTTTCGCTTACCGTGGGGTCGCTTGAAACAGGCTCGTATCGTTACGAAGTTTACGATACCAATAGCACGGTTGCCGCTGCTTTGGCGGTCGTTGAAACGGGCTTGGCTTTTCTACAAACCGCAACGATAGGCTTCAACACCTACGCCAATACGATTACTTACAATGTTTACGAGGCATCCGACGAGGGTGTCTTTGATTCCACCTTTGACTCAACTTTCGCATAATGAGCGTACAAACACGAAGCCAACTCCAAGCGAGTGCCTTAACCATTACCAACGAAACCGCTGCCGGGGCGAACACCGCATCCCGTGTTGGTGGCTTGTTCGACGACCTTGCTGACACCGCAACGCTTGACCGGGAACGGGGCTTTGCGAACCTTTACATCGACACCGACACGGCCTTCACCCCGACGCAAGGGCAAAGAGTCAAGTTGACAAGTACGATGAAATCGGGCGTTTTGTCAACCTACAACTTTTCAAGGACCACGACATCGCTGACCTATACAGGCACAACGGGGGCGACCCTTCGCATCGCTGCGTCCATGGTCTTGGCGCAGCAGGGCAACAACCACCAAATCAAAGTCTACATCGCCAAGAACGGCACAACGATTGACCAGTCAATGACGGAAAACACGACGAGTCATAGCAACGGCCATGCCATTTATACGGAGGCATACGTTACAGGTGCGGTCAACGATGAGTTCACCATCTACATCAACGCAATCGATAGCGGTGGAAGTATCACGATTTCAGCCCTTTCATTTACCATCCACACGCTATGAGTAATAAATCTACTCAACACTTCACCCAATGGCTTGGGATAGAACATAAGGTCCCTGTAATGCTGGAGAACCGCTCCGGCAAATACATCACCTACGGCTTTGCCAACGAATACCCCTACTACCTCCTTGACAACTATCGCAGGTCGTCCAAGCACAACGCTATTGTCAACGGCAAGGTGAACTACATCATGGGCGGAGGCTGGCAGGCAGGCGACAACCTGACCGTAGAGCAGCAGGCCCGGTTCATCAAGTTCTTTGACGGACTTTCCAGCACCGAGGACTTGAACGACATCACCGAGAAACTGGTCCTTGACTTGGAGATTTTCAACGGCTTTGCGGTTGCGGTTACTTGGTCCAAACTTGGGACCATCGCCAAGATGGAGCACGTCCCGTTTGAGAAAATCCGTGTGGACAAGGAGGAGAAGATGTTCCAAGTCGCTGACTGGTACAACGACGACATGATGCAGTTGTTCCCCAAGGTTGGGGACATCGAGAAAATTCCTGCCTTCGACCCGGAGAATCGCCTCGGAAAGCAGTTGTTTTATTACAGGGTCTACGCAGCAGGCGTGAAGCACTACCCGCTCCCCGAATACATCGGAGGGAACGCTTGGATTGAAGCAGACGTGCAAGTGGCGAACTTCCACAACAACAACCTCCGCAACAACTTTTGGGGCGGTTACTTGATTAATTTCAACAACGGCATCCCGACCCCCGAAGAGCAGGGCGACATCGAGCGTCAAATCAAACGCAAGTTTTCGGGAACCGACAACGCTGGTCGCTTCGTGGTTACGTTTAACGATGAAGCAGCGAATGCCCCGACGCTTGAACCGCTGACTCCTTCGGATATGGATAAGCAGTTCGAAGTATTAAACAAATCAATCCAGCAAGAGATATTTATCGCCCATCGTGTAACCAACCCCATGCTTTTCGGGGTGAAGACCGAGGGCCAATTGGGTGGACGCAACGAATTGGTCGAGGCTTACGAGTTGTTCAAGGCCACCTACGTCAACGACCGAGTCCGCAAAGTGGAACGGATGATCAATTATTTGGGATCCTTCAATGGCGTGGAAGGGATGGAACTTATCCCGGTGGAACCCATCACGGAGCGACTAAGCGAACAAGCCCTGTTGCAGATAATGACCCAAGACGAACTTCGGGAAAAGGCAGGTTTGCAACCCTTGGAGAAACCTGCTGACGTGGTGGGACCTAATCCCCAACCCGACGAGCAACCGCAAGCCGTGGAAGCATTGCAGAGCAACGACAACATCAAGAAACTATCGGGCCGTGAGTACCAAAACCTGATGCGTATTGTCAGGCAGTATATGCAGGACAAAATCACGCTGGAGATGGCTCGGACCATGCTCTCGGCTGGATTCGGTCTGTCTGCCCAAGAGATTGACACGATGCTCGGAGTGCAGTCCCAAGAGTTCAGCGAACCGACTTGGGGCCAAGAGGACGATGAGGACTACGGATGGGGCGATGAAGAGTTCAAGGTCTTGGAAGTGGTTGCAAGCAAGTTTGGAAGCCATGCCGACGATTACCACGTCATGCACTCCAAGCCGATGCGTTTTGACACAAACATCGACGAAAACATCCGCTTGGCCTTTGCCGAACTGGGCGAAGAAGAGAAAGAACTGGACCTCAAGATTGAGGCGTATCGCAAGAAGAACCGGGATGCCAGCGTTGAAGAAATGGCAAAGGAGTTCGGGGTTAGCAAGGCCAAGGTCGCCAAGCGAGTAGCCTACCTAATCACCAAGGACCGCTACCCAATCAGCAGGGCGGTGGATAAGATAGCCGAGCAGAACCTTCCCAAGAATGTCAAGGAAGTTGCAGAGCCAGTCTTGGAGGTGCGTTACAAGTACGCATGGGCCACGGGTTTCAGCAACAAGGACAAGCGGTCAAGCCGTGAGTTCTGCAAAGTCATGCTGGACTTGGCCGGGCAGGGCAAGGTTTACACACGGGACGACATCGACGGGATTTCTGCGATAATGGGCTACTCGGTTTGGAACAGGAGGGGCGGTTGGTATCACACGCCCAGCGGAGTGAATCGCCCCCAATGCAGGCACGTATGGGAGCAGCAACTCGTTATCCGTAAAGGCAATAAAATCAGCAAGGCATGAAGGCACTATTCATAAGCGAAGAAACGCTGCTCGACAACTCGATAATCAACGAGAACGTATCCTACACGCAAATCCGTCCCACCGTGGTCAAGGTGCAAGAGATGCGGATTCAGCCCATCGTTGGTTCTGCACTCTACGGGGAATTGATTACCCAAGTGGTCAGCGGTTCAACGTCTGCGCTCAATCAAACGCTCTTGGAGGACTACATCCAACCCGCTATGATTCAATGGCTTTACTACGAGTTGCCCATGGTTCTTGCGTTTAAATACATGAACAAGGGCATGGTCCGTAGAACGAGCGAAGAGTCCTCCCAAATGAGCATGGAAGAGATTACCCGACTGACCGACAAAGTGAAGAACGATGCCGAGTGGTATTCCGAACGGATTACCCGCTACCTGATGGAGAACCGCAACTCGTATCCCTTGTGGAACTCACCTCCATCGGCTTTGGATACGATTTACCCGAACGCTACGAACTACCGCACCGGGATGGTCCTTGACCGCAACCGAAGAATGGGAATCAGCAACCTTGACTACCCCTACCCCTACGGACAATTCGGGGCGTGTAATGACTGCTGACGATGGGCGCACACAAGAAGAACATACTGAAACTGCAAAACTATGTCTTGGATAAAAATCAAGCAGGCTCTCTTGGACCTTGCCAACAACCATCCGCAGGTCAACTCCTTCGGGACGGGCGACCCTCTTGCGGTAGGCACGGACAACACGATAAATCTTCGAACCCCAAGCCGTGAGCGCATCGTCTATCCGCTCGTGTTTGCGGACGTTCAGTCTGCAAGTACTGACGCTGGTACTTTGGACTTGGTGGTTGGGGTTTACTTTTCTGACCGTGTTGAGTCCATTAAGCCGATGGGCGGAGTGGTTTCGGGCAGC